AGTTGTATTTCAGGTTGCCCATTAGCGATTCGCTGAACCTGAATAGCAACTCTTGAAGTGTATGGCCCATGCTCATATTCTCGTACCAAGTATCGTTTAGCAGCTCATCAGCGTAGAACACTTTTACAAGCAGCAAGCCCTTAACAGAAACCTGCCCCGTTTCGCCCATCAGGAGAGAAATCACGCAATCAGGCTTGGTTGAATCGGTTGGCCTTGTATCCACATAAACGGCTCCGCCCCTGTGGATAACATAACTGGCCAAATGGCTGTTATCTAATAATCCTTTGATATCTGCCTTTATGATATTCGCCGTTTTCATTTCATCGTTCTAAAAGCCCATTCTACCGCCTCACCCGCAATCATTTCCGTTTGCGCCAAAACGTTCTTATTGTAATAGTTCTCGACAAATGAAGCATACTCCATGCCGGCCACGATAACAACGGAGTAGGTACTTCTACCTTTCAGGATTACATTGTTCAAATACTCAATGCCAATCCTTGCACCATCATCACCGCCCTGCTCCACCTCGAAGCCTCTCCAGCTTACTAGTGCACCGTTTTTGTAAACGCCTCCACCGATACTGCTGTTGAGGTTGCCCGTGTGAAAATTATACCCGGCATGGGTTTTAGCATGATTTTTCAGCTCTTCCAAAACGAACTCCAAACGCATTACGATAGCGTTTTCAACACGCCTACTGTAAGCACGTATCTCACGCCTCGCTGCATCTATTGCCCCTCTTTTCATGCCAAACTTAATCATACTATGATCTGCCTTTGTTTCGTTAATCTCTGATAGCTGTTAGCGATAACCTGATGAGTGCCTATGCACTTGCAATCGCTATCCTTCAACCTTACCTTTTTGCAATCCGAATAATCGGCTGTCCCCAAGTGTTTCTCATCTACAAGGATTACATAGTTAGCCCTACGATACTGCCCACCTTCGTAAACTGTTAGCTCACGTTTTTGAGCTTTGATATTGCAGGGATAATACACGCTCCAACTGGGTCGGGAAGGTAGGGGATGTCCCCACCTATCCGTTCCCGTTGTGCTTGTACCCGTATAGAATGATATTTCACCCAGTTCAACCATGATTATATCGAATTGAAATTTTCACCTACATAGCCAACTTTGCCTCCGCCTCCCTCTCCGTATTCATCGTAGATACTATTCGCATCCCTTTTCAAAGCATTGCGCTCTGCTTCGGTAAAAGAAATAGTTACCTCCTGCTCACGGATATTAGGAGCCTTTGAAAGCCACAGGTAAATATCTGCTTTGGCCAAATTAAACGAACGGTTAAACGATACCTCGGCTGTGGAAACTAAACCACGCTTTGCACAAACGAGGTCAATCGTTCCGCCGGGTATCGGATAGTTCGTTAACGCTTGTATGGCTTCTCCCACCTTCATTGCTACCAGCCTGTCGCATTGGTTTTAAAGAATATCATCTGATTGTATGCATCCACAGCAGGGAAAGCATGAGCCTTGCCGTAAACCTTTCCGTAAGGCACATCCTTCTCCTCCTTGTAAGAACCCACCATAAAGAATGATTCCTGCGTTTCACGCTGTGGAGATTCAGTGTAGATTTGCTTCCATTGGAACCTTCCAACAGTTGATTCGGGAGAGCCAACTGCAACAACGGAATTGAAAGGATTGGCAGTGGTATAGCTACCATCAGCATTCTCCCTTGTAATCAGGTCGTCAATTACCTCGAACTGAATTGCATCCACGCCAAAGTATTCAACAAGCATAGCGTTAATAGCCTCAAGCGTAGGAGGTGCTTGTGTGTTGTATATGTTCATAACCAGCGTAGCGCAATACTTCTGGATGGCTGTATTCTTGCGAATGTAGTTAAACAGCGTTGAACTAACCTTTATGCTACGGATTTTGAAACCCCTCGTCTTTGCCGGTTCGATAAAGTAGGTTTGAATATCGCCAATGATATCCTTCGACGCATCGTTCCAGTTGTTACCAGAATGATAATCTTTCTGCCAACTCTCAATAGGATATTCCATAGCGGCCAAGCCACGCAAATACGGGCTGTTGGCAGCAGCGAAACTAATCGAGCAGGCGTTGCTGATTAAAGAGTAGCATAGATACCTACGCTCGTTATCCAATGCTCTCCTTACATTGGCTAAATCATCATCCCAAAAGGCCAGCAGCTGTGCAGCAGTATCAGCGTTCTGCATACGTGCAAAATTCTCTTGCAATTTGTGCCAACGCTCAAAATCATCGGCATCCATTTCAAAGGCCTTACCAAAGGTGGCCAACTCACCCTGAACGGATTTATAGCCCCTGCGCCCCGAAACGGGAATGCTCGATTTGCTCTCAATGGGGTCAGCAGCGATGTTAAGCTTATTGGTTTGCCCCATGATAGTACGCCATGAACCATCTAACGTTTGCGATAGCGGGAAATGCACATCTATCGCTGCGGTCGGGAGTTGATTCTCGGTGTAGTACGCTCTGATATCCTCAATGGTCAATAGTTGGCCAGTAGGATTTATCGGTTGTAATTTTGCCATGACTCAATCCCTCCTAATACTTAATAACGTTAATATGCTTCAACTGGTCAAGATACGGATCAGCAATGGTATTCTCCAACACATCAGCCCTTGTATATACCCCAACCGGTAGCATGACAAGGTCAGCATTTGGTACCTCCATGCCAAACTTCGTAATACAATCGGGCGTACTCTTCGTTTTAATCTCTGTTGTAGTAGTACCAACCCTAACGGTAGCGGCTTCACAGATTAAGAACGGCTTTGTTGATTTTGTAACCGTTGCAATAACGGTTGAAACTTTCAAAACCTCTTTATCGCCAGCCGTTGCCAAAACACTTGCAATCTTATAGGCTTTATTGGACGTGCCTTTCGACTTCATCACAATATCGCCCTCTTTGAAGTGGTTAAACTTCTTATCCACAATAAGTAACTGTGCCGATGAACCCTCCAGCACCAATGCCTGCTTGCATACCCTGCGGTATCCAGAAGCATTGGGTGGAGCCACGGGCGTTCCTTCTGGTAGGAATCTCCCTTTGATGAGGTTGTCAGGCTTGATGCTGACACCTCCCGGAATATCCCACGCCCTGTCCTTGTTGATGATGTTTTTTCGGCTCAAAACATCTTCATACGTTTGGATTTGTTTCATTTCTCAGATTTTTGTTTTTGTTTGTTAACTAATTCTCGGGCTTGCTTCAACACGGGTGTTTGCCCATCCTGATGTTCCTCCCGTGCTCTGGATGGAACGCTGAAATCCAATCCATTCGCTTTGGCCTGCTCAATAAAGACTTTGTTAGCAGCCTCTCTTTGTGCAATAACCGCATTGAATGTATCGGTATTCATGTTCCCATACACCGAATCGTAAAGAGCTTCCTCAGCTTCGAGTTGACCCTTCGGCATCCCTGCATAGGCTTGCCGTAGCTTGGCCAATCGCCCCTCTTTAACAGCACCCGCCTGTAAATCCTGCATCTGCGTTGTTAATTTCTCAAGTTGCTCCTTGAGGCTTTTTACCTCCAAATTGGGTTCATCATCCTGCTTTTCGGGCGGTTTCCGTTCTAAGAGTTTTTTTCTCTCCTCTTCGAGTTTTTTTAACTCCTCATTGTGCTTTGCTTGCAACTTATCGGCTTCCGTTTTCAAAACGAAGTTGATATTGCCCTGCAAATTCTCAATCACACCCTTTGCATCAAAATTACCCAACTGCTCATCGGTGGTTATCAGCTTGGAGTATTGTTCTGCCAATCCCTCCAACGTGCGGTCGCTTACCTGTGAGTTTTGCTCACGTGCGCCCTTCAAAGTTTCAAAGATTTTTTCCTTCATCGCTTTAGTTTTTTAAGTTAAATATTCCTTCCAAAAGTTTATCTTTTAGCCTGTATAAATCAAACTCCTTTGCCCTCTCGTGTGCCGTTTCGGCAACCTCCTTGTAGAAAACTATATCGCTCATCAGCCTATCCGTTAGCTCTGAAATCCTACCTACATCATACGGGTTAACCAGCGTATCGGGATAGAGGTACTTTGCCGATTCACTCCTTTCACTACAAATCATAGGAATACCCAATGCAGCTGCATCCATGCAGGAACGGCCAATGGAATAGGATAGGTGAGTATCCACCAATACCTTGTACTGAGTTAGTAACTGTAAGTATTTCAGGTAATCTGTGCTGCCGTAAACATTCGTGTAGGTTTTCATTAATCGAATGGCATCATCGCCCTGATAGAACAGCAAATCTACAGGATACCGTTTATCATAGAACGCTTGTGCAACATACGCCTCGTTGCCCAAATAGTTGTGAGAAATTACCCCTATCCTATTTTCTTGCTGTGCCTTGGCCACGCCACGAACGAAATCAATATCAATAGGATTGTGAACGAATAGAACTGGCTTATCGGTTAAGTGCTTCAATAGTTTTATTTGATACTCCTCAACACCCATTACGTAATCGGCTGCATTTAAAGCCTGTTTTAGCAGTTGAAAGTTAAACGCTCCATTCATTATATCAACCGAGTGATCGGCTTGGCAGATGAGTTTCGTTTCTGAATCCTTGCCCAAAATAGCCCTTACCTCAAGTGCTAAATCCAAATCGTTCGGTGCCAAATTCATGTGAATAATATCGTAGCTCTTTATGCTTTCCTTGTTGATTATTTCAGCCCAGCGTTTCACATCTGAACCCAATGCACGAATCCAAAGGTACTGCCCGCTTCGGGTTATTTTCTCCTCATTGATTAGTGAACTATGTATGTAGTTTGTTAGCCACAATACTTTTTTATGTTCATAAAGTTTCCACTCGGGTATGGAGTTCAGTATTTCAGCGTGTTTTCCATATAACTCCTCTCTCCTATCCCATAGCGTTTCGTGGTAATCCCCGGCAATGTACTCAATCTCATCCGTTGTGTGCGGCCTACAAATAATCGGGAACTTTTTATCCTGCAACATCCTTGCTACCTCCAAATCGGTCATGCCGTGATACTTGAAATAGTTGGAGTGAATAAATACCTTATCCGTATCGTATAGAGATAACCCCGTGCTGGCCACGTTGCAGATGTATGGCGTTTCCTCATCCTCATTCCACGGGATTACCGTGTGTGCATCCATGAAGTGCTGCGGTTTAGGCTTCAATGCCTTACCGTATGTGGTTACCGCCACGCATCCAGTTTCCTGCATAAATCGCAAGCTCTTGGTGAAATAGGATTGCGTATAGATAAAATCATCATCTATGGTAAAGTAGTATTCACCCGTTCGCATGAAGTAGAACTTTCCGGAATCCATGATATTTTCTTCCCCGATATGGTAATGAAATTTCTCATCCTTCGGGAACTCATCAGGAACCTCGGTGTATTCATTCAAATAAACACGAACGGCATCGCACTTAATGCCACGGAGTGAATTGAGAACTTGCTCACAGTATCTGCGAGTTTTCGGGTACGTTGCTAAATTTATCGTAATCGGTTTGCTCATGCTGTTTTCATTTTTAGTGTTTCTAACCACACGGGTCTTCGTTTCCAGTTTTTTGTTAGTTCTTCAACTTCTTTTATGTAATCCAAATTGCTTACTTCGGTTACTCGATTTACACTCTCTCCAGTTACCTCTTGCCCTTTGATTATTCGCTCGGTATCTTCATCAATCTCATCACGTGTTTTCAGAATATTTGTTGCTACACATCGGCAGTTTACGTGCCACTTTTGGCTGAAATCAAAATCCTTTGGATACGTGCCTTGTAAATCTGCGCAAACAATACCGCCCTTATCCAGCGAAATATCGTAGTTCGGAGCAACACTTATATTAATGCCAACAATGAAATCCTGCTGCTGCCTCCGTAGCATCTGAGCCGATTCATAGGCAAAATTGGTTTCGTTTCTCGTTAGCCTCATGGCATTTTTGTAACTTGAGCGGTACATCCCCCGACCAGGCCTTGCCACATCCACAGCATTCAGCAACCTCTGTTCCCCAAAACGGCTATTAACGTTCTCTCTCAAAACAATGGGATTGTTAAGGTATCTACTCATCTGTATTGCTGTTGTCTTGGCCGATTGCCCCTTGCTTACTGCGAACTCCAGTGCGAGTTCTAACTCCTGTTTGAATTGTGCCGTATTTCTCCATATCCTTTGAGAAAGGTTTAACCCTCCCTCCAAACGGTTGAGAAACGCATCCCTCGCATGGATATTGGGTGCTAAATACCGATTCAATGCCCTCGATGGTAACAACTTCGCCTTTTTGCCAAATACCGTTTGAAACAGCAAATCATGCTTGTTATTGGCAATCTCCCAGCAATCCTGAACGCCAGTTAGTACCAAAGTATTAATATCGGAGTGCATCATTCGCATTAACTCATTTACCTTTCTGTTCAGGTCGGGATGGTTCGCAAAGGCATACTCCAAGTTTGAGTAGTTAACACTCATGTTGGCAACTTGCTGAATGATGGATAGATAGATAGCCCGTAACTCGGCACTCAACCGATTTACCAAAGCCCGTTGTTTTTTATCAAACCTATCCATTTTTTACAGCAAATTGTTAATTTCTTGGTTTCTCTCGTTCATTATCAGCTCAACCTCATTGCTCACGTTATCCACCACATCCAGCTCTTCAACGCCCTGCTCGATACTTATTACCCCTGCATCCCGTGCTATCTTAATGCTCTCTGCCCTATCCTTGAGCGAACGTACACTGTACGGCGTGATAATGCTTCTACAATTCAGCATCTCAAGTTGATTAGCCCATACGGGAAACTGAACGGCCATTAACTTTTTCACCAGATCAAATTCTTCGGTGAGCATATAAACGTACTCTCCGCCATAGTCCTTTGCCCGCGCCTTGCTATCGAATAGCAGTATTTCCTTGTTATCTGCACTCAAGGGAGTTTTCTGCATTGCGCTCGGTGAGTTGTTGAACACCTGCGTTTGCTGATAGAACTGCTCCTCAATGGTTCGGTACTGCCACTCAACGGCATCCTTTGCCCCTTCCCATTGCACTGCATTCATAAAACCGCCTTTTTCGACAACGATCACCCGCCTCGAATCATCGGGTTTCTCCTCCACCTTGCTCACTCGGCCACCTTCGCCTTTATAGATAACATATGTAGGTACGGTGTTTTTATCAATGTACATCATCTGCTTGGAGAGAATATCCTCCATTATCTCCACCAGTGCCGTTCCGCCTTTGCCGCCCCAAACAGGCTCATCAATCCATGTGTAGATAACAGGCAATACATCTAAATCGTTCTGCTCAATATCTAACTGCTTCCACCCGCCACCCGTATTCTCATAGGTAATCACGGCACCCACAACGTAGGTGATTAACTTCATGGTGGCATCCCTTGCATCCGTCCAGCCAATGCTCAATCCTAACAACCGTTTCTCATCGCTGAAATAAGGGTACAATTTGTACCCTAACGCCGGGGAATAGAGGTTGTGAGTTAATGCAAACTCCGATGTTTTGCCTTTTATCGTTGTTCGTTTCTTTTCCAAACGCCAAACGGTGGCCACTTGGCACGATTTGAAGAGTTCCTTTCCTCTCTCCATGTTCAGGCTATCCACAGCATTAAGCACCTTGTAATTTATCTCTAATGCCTCTTTTGCTTCTTCCGCCTGTTCATCATCGTTCTCAATATCGTACTTTCGCACTACGTCAGTATAGAATAGCGATTGTGCCATTTTATTAACGGCCTCCTTTTGCTTGGCTAACGGTATCCTTCTTATTTGGTCAACGCCATTCTGCATCTTTACAGGATAACGAAGTGCATCAACCATGATGGCGTGCTTCATCTCGTTATACTGAGGCTCTAAATCGTTAGCCCATGATGGAAGGTTGAGATCGCTCTGCGTTAATAGGTAAACGGCCTCATTCGTGTTCGGTTTGTTGATTATTTCCTGTAGCTGCTCTATCGTCATGTTACTTTATTTTAACGATGGCAGTTTTTCCGCCACTCCCATTTTCGGGATGGTTATTTCTTTGCCCTTTTTACGGGTTTTCTCCCTGCGGGTTTCCTTACTTCCTTTGGTGTTTCGGTTGCCTTAATCTGCTGCTCAACCTCCTGTTCAGGATATTTCGGCAACATCCCCTGCCTTACCAGTTCTCGGTTAATCTCCTTCTTGAGCAGGGTTTCACTCTCTGCAAGGTACGGAGCCACCCGTTCGTGAGTGAGCCTCGAAAGCTCATCAACAAGTTTTAGCTTCACATCCCGCCTTGCATCCACAGCCACTATATCCGCTTCGTTGTAATGAACTCCATTGGATATGTATGTCCCCCAAACATCACGCTTGCCATCGGATAGTTCATAAATAATTTTATTCGTTCCACCCTCAAACGTGGATATGGATACAGCCACAATCAGCTCCTCGCCCGTGGCTTTCACCCTTACCTTTTCACCTACATTGAAACGTGCCATAGTAGTATTTTTTTTGGTTGCTACAAAGGTGAACTACCCACGAACTAAAGATTCGTGGGCTTCCGACTTCACAGAGGAATGCCCTTTCAAAAGATTAGGTCTTCTATCCTCTCCATCGGTGTAATCGACAGTCCCTGCCGATATATTATTTAATCCTAATTTTAGGATATTGATAGCAGCATTTACATCTCTATTATGATGTGTACCGCAAGATGGGCAACCCCATTCTCTTACTTTCAAGTCTTTTATTTCGCTATTACGATAGCCACAAACATTACAAGTTTGAGATGATGGGAAGAACCTATCAATCTTAACTACATTCCTACCATTCCAATTAGCCTTATATGTTAGCATAGTGACGAATGTACCCCAACTTGCATCAGCAATTGATTTATATTCTTGAATACTTCACCATCAGATGTTATCAGTAGGTCTTTCAAACCTAAATCTACACCAACTGCTTTATTAGCAGGTGCAAGTTCTTGATACTCCTCTATTGTGAATACTGATACAAAATACTTTCCTGTTGGAGTTTTAGTTAGACTAACTTTGCCCATCTTACCTTTGATTTCTCTATGCAGACGGATAGTTATACCACTCTTGAATTTAGGTAGCCACAATTTACTATCTTCAATAGTTGCAAATTGGGGTACGGTAAATGTATTCTTACCTTTCTTTGAGTGATAGTTAGGGAACTTCGCTCTCTTTTGGAAGAAATTAGTGTATGCAGTTTCAAGATTACGCAAAGCAAATTGAAGTGTTTGAGAGTTTACTTCTTTAAGCCAAGCGGTTTCTTCTTTTTTCTTTAATTCAGTTAGAGCCTTTGCCTGAGCATAGTAGTTATCACTCTCTCCTTTCTCTTTGTATTGCTCTTGCCTTTGATTAAGGAAATAGTTATAGACAAAGCGAGTACAGCCGAAGTGCTTCGCCAACAATTCCATTTGGGAAGCATTTGGATATATCCTAAATCTGTATGTTCTATTTATCGTCTTAATCATAGTGCAAATATACATATAAGTATTTACAAAAACAATAAACTTTTCAACATTATATTAACATTTCCACCCGCCTTACGAAATCGGGGTCATATTCGGAATAGCCCAACTCAAACCACATCCTCATAATGAAGTTATCCGCCCAATCTGGTGAATGCCCTATATTCTCTTTCACCTTATCCTTCGGGAGTATCCTTAATTTCGTGTCGTTATCCGCTTGATAGGTTTTGATTTGCCCCAGCTCCTCCTCGATGTACTGCCGTTCATCCTCAGCCACTTGGTACTCAAAATAGATACTCCCGATGGTATCGGCCAAATGGTATGCACACTCACATTTCAGGTTGTAGTAAGCACTATCGAATGGCCTCCCGTTATTTAGAAATCCATTGATTCCACAGTTATCCACTACCCCTCCACCGATACCATCCTCATCGGCAATGCAGTTTCGTGCCGGTATCCCGTGCTTGCTGCGCATGGTGTTGATGGTATTCTGAATCTGTACCGTGCTGCTAATATCGTAAACTTTCACATCCACTATTACGAAGCCATACCAAACCATGATAATAGCCTTATCAGAACCGTACCTCGCTATATCAGCCGTTATGTACCTATTGGCATAATCTCGATTTATGTGTGTATTGCTCCATATTGCTGCTATTTTTTCATACGGGATTAGTGCGGTTGGGTCGTCGTCATAATCGAAATTGCCGTTTAGTAACCTTTCCTTTGTGCTTTTATCCTTGATGTTTTTTAGATTTTCGATATACTCTTTCGGCAGCCACGGGTTATCTGAATATAGAGCGGGAATAAATCTTGTATCTTCGGCTTGGTTATTATCCCTGTATGGCTTGTAAAAGGTGTGGTATAGCCAATTCTTCTTTGGATTGAACGTTACCAGTATTTTGCCTGACAGCCCTATCTCCTCGTTGTGCCATCTCCCTACTTTTGATTTTAGCACCTCGAATGCCAACGGGTGAACGTTGCCCGCTTCTTCAATCCAACCACCTGTATATTCTTTTGAACCCAATGCCTCAAACATAGGGTCTTTGCGTGGATAGTATTGCAACTCCAAAAAATCAATGATGGAGCCATTATCAAAGAATATTCCCCTATCGTTTACCCGCCAGCCATCAATACCCTTGGCCTTGCATACCTTTCGCCACGTGTGTACCATTGAATCCCGCACTTCCATCAGGGTATTTCGCCCGAAAAACCATTTTGTTTCAGGATGTGTTACACACATCGTGGAGAATATATCACAGCCTAAATAGGATTTTCCACCACCACCTGCCCCACCATAGCCTATGAACTTAGCATTTTCCGAAAGGAAACACGCCCACGCCTCTAACTGCTTTTCGCTTCGGCTAAACCCGTTTTCTATCTCCGATACCGAGTGCATCCCTGATGTGTTGAATAGTATCTTTTGAGTATTTGTGCTCTAATTCCTGCTTCTCTGGAGCGTAATCGCCATCTATCTTGCTCAGGTAATCCAATGCCCTGACCACCTCGGCTGCTGAATTGTAAACCAGTGAGTACTCAATTGGATTGCCGTTTGCATCCAACTTGGTTGGTATCCGCTTTGGGTTGTTCCTTGCTATCTTAGTGGCAATCTCCATCCTTTCAAAACGGCTCAATATATCGTATTTAACGGCTTCTTTATCGGCTTCTTCCCGTGCTTCTTCTTTTTTCTTTTCACGCTTTTTTTGCCGTTCTAAATACTCTTTTTGGCATTCTTTCCAATATATTGCAAATGAACTTTCGGCTAACTCCGAATTACTCCGTATTGCTCTAAGCGTATCAGTAAAGGTTAACCCCTCTTCCATGCTGGATAGGATTATCTCTTTTGCTTTTATTTTGCTGATACGTGGTTTCATTCGATAAACTCTTTTGTTACATCTATGCCGTTTCTTTTTACGGTTAGTGTGTTATCAAGTTTCAGCATTCGCCTTACTATTACATCGCAATACTTCGGGTCGAGTTCTAATCCGTAGCATTTGCGGTGCAAGTTATTGCGCTATTTTTAAAAAAGCAAATTTTTAGGTTAAATACTCATAGCCTCGCTCTGATTTGTGCTTTAAATGCTGTATTTCGGGTTACAATACTTTTTTTAACACTTCTATATTGTAGAACACCATTGGCGGATGTACTTGCTTTCCTTTTGCGCTCCCATCCCACACTCTAGTATATTCGTCTAGTTTGCAAAAATATAAACCTATGGGCTGTTTTTCTTTATGGTTAAAGAACAGGAATACATCAAGACCAGTCATCTCTTGCACTTGCTTATAGTGATTATAGTGCTTTTGCTCAATTCCAGTCTCAACTACGCCCCTAAATTCTACCCACTGGTTTTTCGTTTTCACTTCTACCATAAATGACTTGTTGCCGAAACAAAATAAATCAGGGCTTATAAGCCTTTTGCCTGCTCCAAGAATATACGGTGCATGGTCGCTATCAAATTGGTACAATGGCAAAACGGAGACACCCATATCTAAAAGCACTAATGCAACCTCGTGCTCACCATCTTGGCCAAATTCTAGTTTCTCTTTAAAATTTTCCTGTTTCTGCTCCATACACTTCCCATCCATCTCGTTTTTCTCTAGCAAAGTAATCCAGTCGCCTACCAAAGGTCATTTTCTCTACTGTTTGGTAAAATACATCGGGTTTTCGGCTGTGTTCTCTCCGTGGTTCGGTCATTATATCTCTTACGTCTGAACCCATTATAAGCGGATTTCCTCTTGTTCCCAATAAACAAAATTCAAGCTGCATCCGTATTGTTCGACCTATCCCCATTTTTAACTTATCCCAAACCATTGTAGCCTTATAGTCAAAACCCCAATACTCCATCAGTTCAAATGCATCTCTTAAAAAGGCGTGGGTAGTCCAAAGAAACAACACTGCATCATCTTTTGCTGGCAATACAAGGTTTTTTAACTCTATTAAAGTCAATGTGGGATATGGTGTCGCTCCCCTCGTTACATCAGGGTCGTAATCTTTATAACTCATGCCCCCTTTTTCCGAATACTCCCACGGTGGGTCGATGGCAATTACATCGAATAGCCCATCGGGCTGGCTCATATTTTCCTGTTCTATTTGCTCTTTTACTTTCTCGACCTGCTCTATACGGTCTATTTTTTTTAGTTCACTACGTACCGTGTTGGGTGTTATTACTTTTTTGGGGTCGCTCTTTAGCTTCTCCACTACCTCTTTAACCCTTTCGGGTTCTGATTCTATTTTTCTGCTTACATAGCGGGCGTTTGAACTTTCATCATAAGTAACCCCAATATTTGCCAACCTCGTACTATTCGAGGTTGCCACTTTCTCATATTGATTACCCCTTTCACCCCCGTGCGGAAAATTCTCATCCAGCCACGCCCCCTTCTTTTGCTCAATCTCCAGCCTGAACAACCCTATTTCGTCTTGTTTCTCCTTGCCCAGTTTCTCTTTGCGGGCTATTTCGGCTATAGCCGCAGCTTTTGTATCTAATAATTTTATTTGCTCCAGCGTTTCGGCTACAGCCAACTCATACCTAAAACTTTCTAACTTCAATAATTGGCTCATGCTATTACTTTAAAAACGCAATCGCCCACGGAAAATGAAAGGTTATGGCCAAACCCGAAAACCGTGAGCGATGCGCAATAAAACCAACCAAACCCCAGACCATAAATTTCATTTTTGCTCCGTAAAGATAGCTAATTTTAACGCAAATCCAAATTTTGAGCAAAAATATTCATTAACTTTCTAAAACATCACTCGCTATTGCACTCATCAATGAAGTTGATTAGTTCGTTTATATCCTTTTCAGTGCCTTTCAACTTTACCGCAATGGTTCTCTCGGAGTGCATTTTCAGGTTAACTATCTCCACGCTGAACCTCGTAGCATGAATGAGTATTAAGCTTGTTTCTAACCGTGATAGGTTGAATATTTTTGTTTTCATTATTCTGGTATGTTTAGTTTATACATCGTTGCGAATACGTGTTTTATCTTTTCCAGCTCGTTTGCATCCTTTAAAGCATAACAATCGTTGCAAAGTTCCAATATTTCGTGCTGAACGGGATTGCCGCAATCCTTACAGAATACTCCCGTTTTGATGAGCCCTAAGCGGGTTCGGCACTGGAGTACCTTTCTATTGTACTCCGTATCCGTTTTGCAAAGGTGGTGGAACGTTTTCACTGAGTAGGATACGGTGGAGTGATCACGCTTACCTACTCTCTCGGCTAAATCCACAAAGGTAATTACCCTGTTTCGATTGCTGTAAACCTCTAAGGCTAACGCAAAGGCCGTTCGCCGTGCATCGCTGAATAGGCGGTTGCGGTTTCGGCCTTTGATGTTCTCAACGCTAACGTGGAACACATCGGCGCACACTTGGATTACCTGCTCAACCATGATTGTCCTTTTTGTCGTTAAACTCCCTTTCAAACCTACGCTGGTCTATCTCAGTGTAGATGAATAGCCCGATGGCCACAACGGATATGGCTATGGTTGTTAGTAAGAGTAGCATTTCGTACATGGCTTGTAAATTTTACGGTAAAACATATTTTTTCAAAACATCTATCAGCTCTTTCAGCTCTTTAAAAGATAGACCTCTTAGCCCGATATGGCAGTATTTGTTTATGAGTTCCAGTGCTTGCTCAACGAGTTCAAACTTGCCGTTCCGCTTTCTATGGTACTCGGTAAGGATAATGAATAGCCCATCGGTTATCTTTACCCGCCAATCCACTACTTTGTACTCCGAGCCATCGACAATATCCTTATCGGTTAATTCCGATTTCTCAAAGCCCAACTTGATTAAATCTTTTGCCTCCATGATGTTTAGTTTTTGGTTTGGTAATTATTTTTTGCTTGGTGAATGCCTATCCGTATGGCCTCTTTCAGGTTGTTCATTACCTGAGCCAAAAGCGCAATGTTATCATGTATTTTGTCCCGAAGCCTTAGCTGCTCTTCCGTTGCGCTTACAAATCCTGTATCGGCATTTTGGCGAACCATGCCATTTTATCTTTTTTCATTGTATTCGCCCACAAAAAGCGGGAGCGCACCCCAAACATCCTTACTCTTTTTTAACCTCTTCATAAGTTCGTTCAAATATTTCCTTTTCAACTAACCACCTTTCACCTTTTACACCAACACATAAATAATGCTTGCCCCATTCTCCTTTATGAAATTGATTTTCTAAAGTTGAAATATATGGGACTAAATCGGGCTTCAAGCAGTACTTAGCATCTTCCATAGCACCAATGACTCCATCCCTGTGTACCATACCATCTTCATCTCCTTTTTCAAAAACCTTTGCCTTAACGGTTGCTATTTTTCTGTACTCTTTCATTTCTTGCTGTTGCTTTTTCATAATTTTTGGTTTTTAGGTTTATACTCTATCTATTTCCTTTCAATCCTTTCGGTTTTCATTGCGCTTGTTGATAGCCAATCCATTGGCTTTGCGGTTTTAGTTTCTCTCGCTTGGTTATGGCTAAAATGTTTTGCTGGTTGATAGTTCGTATTCGTAGAACCAACTCGGCTCTTCCGTTGGAGAAAATGCCACGAGGTACTGCCAAACATTGTTCAAAAGTGAATACGTGCCATTCACTACCAATCCTTTCGGACTTTCAGGCAATACGTGATACACAATATCGCCTATGTTATACGCAACCCTAATCCCAGAACCAAACATCAATTGCATAACCACATCTGTCGCATATATTAAAGCAAACTTGTCTCCAGTCGCCACCATCAACAGGCTGTATGTTTTGTTTAAACCCTTGCGAATATTCA